CTAGACTACCGGGAAAACGGGGGCTTAGGCGTGGTTTTCTGAACGCCGTGTCTAACAAAGCACGTGGTCAGACGCTGTTTCTGTTTTTAAAGGTCGCAAACACAACATCTTGTACTAAAATGAAATTAACACTTCTTAACGAGTCGGTGCGCCTACAAACCCCTTCAGGGCTTGATGGTTGTGCGTTAACCGTATCTCTCTTCTCAACCAGTATGAAACAACAAAAACCTGGTGAGGATAAGAACAAGCCCCTATAGAGTGGTACGGCCGACGATGGGCACGACGCCATACCACCCACTCATCGACGTATCATCCGTGAACATCCTAAAGAACTCATACTTGGGAACAGACGCGGCGGGTGAATCGAGCTCCTTTGCAATCAAATACAAAGTCGACGACTCAAAGGTGTCAGAAGAGGGGGAAAAGGTGCCACCCACATTATTGAGCAACTGGGCGGCATTGATTCGAGCGATAGTGTGGTGATACATAGGTAGGACTACATCAATCACGGGCTCAACGCTCGAATCGTGGAGAGATCGCATAGCACCAACTGGCTGAAAGCCAAAGTCACTGGTCGTGGTGATTGCGGTCGCACCGTCATAAGAAAACATCCCGATCGATGTTACTCTGCCGGCTCCTCCTGAACGCACAAGAACGCGCATTCCTCCAGAGGAAAATAAGAAGCTTGGGGCCAGGAGCGAAATCATATCGTTCCCTCCCGTGGTGCTTCGGAGCAAGGGGGTGGTGTTGTCAGTGATCTGAGTGACAACTGTGTTGAAAAACGGGTAGTACAAGGCACAGTCTGCCGTGGTCATGGCAACGAGGGCTTTATTAGAGCCGTAGTAGAACCTCTTCAGTATCTGACGGAAAGATGTGACTTTCTCACCGATGGCAACGGAAGAGGGGGTGAAGTCTGGTGCTTTTGAGCGTGGGCCAAGCTCGAAGCAGTCGACTGCTGCATATCCAGATTGCTGGACAGCGGGGACATAGGCGTCAAGGTCGGCGCCGATTGGGTAGGCAAATTCAATGTCTTCATCTGCAGCTACCTCACAAAGAATCGAGATGGACGAGTCAACAACATTAGGGGCAATGAGGGGGTCGACTACCGTGATCGTCAAGTTTCCAAGCGTCTGATCAGGTCGCAAATACAACAACTCAGTGACAAAAGGAATGCAAACTTCGAATTCATTGACTTCTCGAATGTCGATAACTTGACGATACAAGTAGTTAGCAGTGCCCGTCCCAACTTGTAGAGCGTAATCGGTATCTGCGGGAACGAAACCGATAATGAACCGCCCACTATGGAACTCAGTCTTGACGAGTTTGAAACGAAAACGCCAACCACCACGATAATACCGAAAGAACCGGCTGACCAGGTAGAATGGCGTGGGCGTGACTCCCTTTCCAGTAATTGACTGAAACTCAGTTAGACGCAAATTAATTGTGGTCACATTCGCATCAGCAAGAGTTCCGGTGTTCCACGTCACAGTCCGAAAATGACAGAACTGCTTCGCTATAAAGGAAAGCTCCATTTCATCAATCTTGGTTTTAGCAACACCAGAATTGATCACAACCTCGTTGTCAGAACAGGCAGCGAGGGGTTGGCTCATCGCAAACGTATCCACGTTCGCAATTTGCGGGACAATATTCCGCATCACGCGCGTCGGCTTACCTATGTCAACAGGTTTTGAAAAGCCTAGCGCGAGAGCAGATTTGGCCAAATGTTTCCCGATCCACGCAACATTCTTCGCGTATGACCCAATGATCGGGAGGGGTCCAAGTTCAGAGGCAGCCATCGAAATCTTTGCGATGGTAGAGCTAATTGGTCCAGCTCCTTTCGCCATCTGTTCCATTGAGGTGGCACTTCCGGACTGCTGCACAGCAAGGTCGTAACCACTCTGGTTGATCGTGGGCATGGACAACTCTATATCTTCAAAGTTTCCATAAATCGAATAAGGACAAGTGGTCGCACCCGAACCAGAAACAAGCGTCGAGTATACGTAGAAGAATGCCTTCCCAAGGTCATTCAAAGTGGACTGTCGGTTAATCACCATCGGATAGGTCATCTGATAGGGAATCACCAATTCCATATGAGTCTGGGCAGCGACATCAATCTCTACGTGGGGCAATGTGGTCACGGTCTTTAAGTTGCAAGTGTGCATCTTCACCATAGCATCATACTGTGGATCAAGCGCACGCCTCATTCCTCCTGACGGGACATAAGCCAAGATGAATCTGCCTTGCTGGAACCGAGTTGCATTAATCACAACTCGTAGCCTGACATTGGCACGCACAAGGTAAACACCTTGCAACTTGAGGGCATTTTGGGTGTCAGAAATAAGCATATACCATGGTTCGAAGGACGTGATCGTCCCAGTGGCACCTGCAGTTACCGCACCCCTGGCGAGACGGACAGGCTTCTGTAAGAAAGCCTTAATATCACCAGCTCCAGCAATTTGGACAATGCTGGGAAGAGATCCATATAGAACCTCTGGGTTGGACAACTCTACGGACGTACCGAGAGTATCGTCAGCAAACTTCGTAGTTCCTGAAGTTCCTGACGTAAGGGCTGGGGTTTCAACGTAGTCACCTATTTGAGACGTGACATTCATTGAGTTCGCTGTTGGATTCGTAGACATATCTGAATGGGGTGTACAGTTCAGTTTAGGGTCAGCTAGCTTTCGTACGAGTTGAACATATCGTGGCGTTAAATAACACCTCTCTGGACAGCATCACTTCACCAAACTAGTCTAGGGCGAAACCACCTTCACTGTCTCTGCTACTTTTCTTCATGTAGTTAATACCACACGTCCGGGACGGTTCTACCGCAATTGCCCGAAGGAGTTCACACAGAAACACTAGACTTCTAAAACAAATTCACTCTTGGGTCGATTAAACAGGATTTTTCCGATAACACAAACAATGTACCAGTTCACGTACTGGGAAACGTTTAAACAAGGCCGTCAGACTTACGCGTGATCGCGTACTGGATTTCCCAGTCAGTTGTTTCCGGAACAATTCCAGAGAAAGCAACAATCTTCGGGACCCATTCATCAAACACTGCCTTACCATGCAACGCGAGTTCACGTATTGCTGTGCGGGCATTGTCTTCGGCAATCTCTTTACTATCTTTGTTCTTTGTCCAAAGAGGTATTTCGAGAATGCCGGCCAGATCTTGGGGTGCAACATAAACTTCGTTTTCTTCGTCGTACACGAACTTCCTCTTCGAGAGAGTAATGTCCTGCAACAGGCGAAGGTTCGGTGTGGGTCCAAGTTTTTGGTCATCAGTGTAGGTTTGCCCAAGATCAAGGAAAACCTCGCCAATTTTCTGTTCAGTCGCCAAATCAGCGTACTCTTCAGTAATACCATAAACATTATCATCCCCATTGACAAACAGACACATGTGGTCACGGAACGCAGGCAGGCAAACCTTATCAAACTGGTGCACTTTGAACCACCAGTATCGGAAATATACCAAATTCAACACACAATTGATAAGTGTCGTCAGAGGATTTCCACTAGGCATACCACATTCCCAAAATTCCACAACCGAACCGTAGTGGTGCATCGATCTACAGATACACTCAGCCACGGCAAGCCGGACCGGGTCCCAGCCATCCTTTGGAAACCACGCTCGCCATTCGTCGAAGATCCAACGCATGTAACGAGCAGGATGGCGTGAGTCAAAACCAGAATAATCACCAGCACCAAAACGCGCTTGTCCACCTTTCTCTTGGAGTTTCCGTGCAAGGTGATCCCACTCCCACGAGTAAGGATTCACCGAGAAGGCAAAACCGCAATCAACGGCATGTGCCATGAAGTACTCCATAATTGGACCATAGACCATACGACAAACAATCGTAAGGACCAGAGGGGCCACAGAGACCAGACGGGGTTTGAGGGTCTTCGTTTTGGCTCTACGTTCACTTTTCAAAGTGTCCATAAAGCCAACACAGGGAACAGCACCACTCATCGCTTCGTCCACAAAGGACTGGACTTCAGCATGACACTCCTTCATCCTTGGGCGAACAACAAACTTGCCTGCATCATCATAGAAGGCATAGTCTAGCTTCTTGATCCCAAGAGTCGACAACGGGTGGCCAGCCGAGGTCTGGAGCGGAAGCTTCTTGAAAGAAGTTCCCTCCATGCCGGTCCACGCAGTCATGAATGAGAAAGTGTCTCTCTTCCACTCAGGATCAAGGGAAAAGAGTTCAGAATGAACCTGACGAACACAAAGTTGGACATGTTCATCCTTCGCAAAGACCGGCTGGGGTTGATACTTTAACCGGGCTTGCGGATATAACGACCGTGTGGTCTGAACCACGGCAGTTTGCCTCTCAACGTAAGGTTTAGTCAAACCGTGAGTTGGGATGATCTTGTTCTTGACATACGTGCTACTAGGGAAAGAAGAACGGTAAGTAACAACGTCGCCTACATGGCACGCAGGGTCATAACCATGAATGGCAATGTCGAGAGGGACAGGGGCTACGGAAAACTCAGGAACAGGTTCTCCGTCTTTGACGACTTCTTTGGCTTTTCCTAGGAACCCGTCGATAAGGTCACGACTGAACATGGTCGCGTAACCATATTTCTTGTTTCCATTAGTATGAAACCCAAGAATTTGACCGTCAGCATTCACCAGGACTCTTCCACAATCGCCTGCGCCAAACCCAGAAAACTCATAACCCCCCATAAATGACTGGAGGGCCTTCACCTGCTTCACAGGAGAGAAGGATTCTATATTCCTACGGTTTACCCGCAGATTGGCGATTGTCTTCGCAGGACTCACTAGCAAAGCATCAATAAACGGTTTCCCGCCTTTAAACCCATCAAGAATCGACTGGGTTGTGAAATGCTTGCGAATGTCTCGGAACTCTGGAATCCCATTGACCGAAATAATTGCGAGGTCGAGCATAGTAATTCGGCCTAAGATTCCCGGGGTAGGATCACCCTCAATGTCATCAGCAATGACATCGATATCGACGAACTTGAACGGAGTCATCACATCGTCCTTGAAATTGAGGAAGAAATGCATCTCCTCAACCGCCACGCCTTCACTAAGCTGCAAGTGCATGGTATCGGACAAAAAATGTGACGGGCAGACAAAGGTTCGCTCACACACGAAAAGAACGTAACCAAGATGGACTGTCTTGCCTAGATGTTTACCGTACATCTTCACCATGTTGTTGGTCACAACATCGATACGGGATTTGGAGTTGTCAATTCCAGATTGGTTTTTGGCACGATAAGTAGCACGCAACGTACGCAAATGCTCTTTAGCTTTAGCGATATTCTGTTGCTTGACTTCACGTCCAAAATTAACATTTCCATTCCCACTCTCAGTGTCAGCGTCGTCATACGCTTCACCCTTGAAGTAGGAATACGCAAGATATGCTCCAACAAGACCAAGGCCAATTCGGACGATCCCTTCATTTTCACGAAGGAACTTCATCGTCGCGGCAATAGTGTCATAGAGCACATTGCGACAAGTGGACATGACTTTTGAGATCCCGTCATACACAGCTTGGAAACACTGTCGAAACTTGGCGGTCCAGATCTTCGAAACGTCAATAGTGAAACCGAAGAACGCTGGCGAAACCTCGCGTGCCATCCCCTCGAAGACAATCAAACGATCAATCGTCCAATCGGAAAGGTCACCGAATTTCGCTGTGAGACATCTCTTCACCTCACTGGCTTTAATTGCAAAGCCAGTTATCCTTGAACCAAACCACTCCCAAATATCATCGCTATTGAACATATTCCTCTTGAGCAGGCCGTTCTCATCATAAACATCGAGCTGTGAAACATGTTTCCACGTAGGATAACACATTTTGAGCCCGTGCAAAAAGGGAACGCCATCAGGAATCCTCTTGTATCGATAACCAACGACGGTCTGATGTTGGTTAACAATCTTCCGTGTATACACAGGTCGTGCCACACCATTCACCTCACGCACTTCACGAAAGGCTCCAGGCATATTACTCGGAACATCTTGGTCAAGAGATTCGACCCGGGCATAGGAAGCTGCTTCAACTCCTTCCCCTTGATGGACAGCAGTCACTTCGAAACCAATGTTGTCAGAGTCACCAAAATCACGAGCCTTAACGATTCGATTAGAAACGCCAAGGTCAGGAATCATGGGGAGAACCTCATAACCAACTTGCTGTCGAGCCTGTTCGGGCTCAGGGATTTCTGAGAACATGAAATCACGAAGTTGAGAATGCATCTCTTCTTCACTCATGAACCTCATGGTCGGAATTGGCATTACCTCAGGAAGGAGATCGTCAATCTTACCGAGATCACCGGCTTCCATCATGCGCTGGACGCGCTCAGACCAAGAAGCAACGATGTTCGCCGTTAGACGATTCTTATTCTTCTCGATCCGCACCAAACGCACCATCTGGAACACAACTTCCTCTATGGTGATCATTCGGTCAAACGCGAATTCTCCGGAGCCATCAAGCTTGGGCTTACCAAGCGAAAGCTCAAAGTTATCAGGATCAATAACCTTTGGGTTTCCACCAGGTTTCAACATGACGCGGATAGGAATGTTTAACCTTCGACAAAGACCATCAACACTATGAACATCATCAGACTTTGCAGCCTCAAGATTGCTCGTAGCCACGACAATTTCTGGTTGAATAGCAATCATCCCTTTCATCTTTACATCAGCACAACGAACAACCGCTTCTTCTGGATCACAGAAGGTATAAATTGTTCGTGCATCAGAGGATTCCTGGCCTTTAACAGGCGGGAACTGGAATGCCTCAGGCATCTTCAACACCTTGATATTTGCACCGATGTTGTCCCAAAACTTATCTTTGGGAGCAGCTTTCACATAGTTGGTCGGGAAAGCCAGGTACTTTGCGTACTCAGCAGGGTCCAACGTCAATTTAAGATAAGCATCGATTAGAAACTTCGACAACTCGGTCTTTCCTTGCTTCGCAGGACCATACAAAAATACACAGGGCGCGGAAGGTTTATTAGGCACATAATTCTTCCGCTTCTGACAAATGTTTGAGTAAGCTTCACCCAAACCAGTCAGAGCCGTTCGGATTAACGGTACAAGAGCCCTATGTGGTCCCTTCGAAAGGTCAACCATAAGAGCTTCCCCACAGGAGATAACTTTAGCCAAGCGATCTTCTGATGTGGCAGAAATTTCAAGAGTTCCAAGGGTCTGGGCATCCATAATTTCGTTAACTTGTGCCTGCCATTCCTTGAACGTAGGACAAAAGACTCCCCAAACACTCTGGTTCCAGCCAAACCACTCTTGAACGCTAGTTGAACACATAACGAACAGTTCATAAGCAACACGAATCAATTCTTTGACTCCGCGTTGGACAGAACCAAGTGGCGAAAGCAGGGATTCCACGGCATTCTTTTCAGGACGGCGGAAACCCATCAACGCGACTAAAGATACCAGAGTTGAAACTCCGTCTTCAGACATCGTGATTCCTTGGGTCTCAGCCATCTCAATGTCAACACCAGGAACAGGGACAGGGACGGCTGCCATAAGTTCAGACAGCTTAATCAAAGCATCCCAAATGAGCGGAACACCAAAGTAAGCTACCGTCAAGGCAGTAGTGATGGCCATCAGACGTTCACGAGCGGCAATTGTGGGGTGATTCCGGAACGAAACATACAACACAAGTGTGAAGAAAACTCCAAAGATGGGAATAGAATTTCGCAACACGTCAATCACCGAGGCGATGTTATCGCCTACCTTTCCCGCACTTTCAGCAGCATGGGAAACCTTCGCGAACAACTCCTTAAATTCAGGAGAGTCTTTGACCTTGACTCCACTAGTCTCAAGGCGATCCACAACCTTGTTGACAACCTCGTCAGTAACGACTTGGAAATCAGCGGAATCGAGCTTTTTCATGGAAGCATAACCAGGAACGAGGGTCAGTGGATTAGGCCAACCCTGGGTAATCGCTTGGGGTAGGGCCATCAGACCAGCATGAACAAGCTGACCTAATTGGTTCACTCTTTCGTGAAGACCAAAAATGTCTTCAGTAGTTCCAAAGTGAAGACGACGGACGAGCTCCTGGTAACCCTTAAAAGCAATGGCAAAATCGCTAGTAAGAGAAGCTCGCATAGTGGCATTCAACGCGGTCTTCCCCTCAGAAAATGATTTGGGAAAGACTGGGCGATAGGCAGAAAGCACATATGAGATCCAGGGAGCGGGGGTGACAGGATTTGCCCCGGTAACAAAAAGGTTCACATCGAAGGAAAATTTCAAAACCGCGCGCATAAGGACCAAGTTGAACAAAACGAACATCTTGTCACGCTGCGACTGTGAAATCATCTCACAATTAAAACCATACCAAGGGAAGGTCTTGTCAGAGAAATCTTTCTCCACCGTAGACTGAGCCAAAGCAATCCCATTCAAAGGCATTGAATTGGGATAGGTCGTTGCTAAGGTAAACTGGGAAACAAAACACTGCTTAATCTTCAACTCTCCAAGTTTAAGGAGAGCAAAAGCTTCAGCATGCTTCCGCATACAACGACAGAGCTCGGGGTAGAGATAGTCGGAGAAAAAAGGAACGCGATCAAGATTATGACTCCCAATGGACAAATAGGGGTCAGTCATGACCGCTGACAAAGTACTCCGTAAAACGTTGTTTGGACGTTTCTTCTCTTCTTTGTCAAGGAGTGAGGTTAAAACCTCGTGCATTTTTGGTGTGTTGCACAGGATGTCCTTCTCATCAATAGAGACATCCGAAAACATCTGGTCCAGGACAGACTGCTCAAAAGCAGTTCTAGACGAAAAATCGACAACTGGAATTTCACCAGAAGCATCCGTCCCAAGTTCTGTCTCAACCGGGTTGCTAAGAATTCCTTCTTCGCGGGGGGAGGTGCTCAAAGATGAGGTAGCCTCGGCGGGGGTCTTCTGCGATCTTCCACGTTTAGTGGGGCCAACAGAAGAGGGGGTTTGCATGATTATGTAGTTGTTCGAGTTTACAAAGTGTATGCAACACTAAGAAACTAATCTGGGGTGAATCCACCATCACTACAAAAGCTCCTTTTCTTCAACTGATTAATACCAGTCGTTCGGGACGGTTCTACCGCAAGAACCCGAAGGAGTACGCTAATGTACCAGACGTCTAAAACCGGAACGTCAAGACAAATACAATTAAACAGGGGGTGTTAATAAACACCATATGGAACCAATTACGAAGTCGAAACCAAGATAATGAGAACCGTTGTTGAAAAATATGAGCAGTTGGGGCATCCCACATACTTCACAAGACAACGATCAAATTTAAAGAAACACTGAGGCCAAGAGAAGATCCCACCGAAGTGGGGTACTTTAAAGGACTGGAGTATGTCCGTCAAATGATAGTCGAATTGAGAAATATGCAGTAGCTTAC